ATAGATGCCAGACGAGACTAATGGATATAGCTCAATTAATAGCAGACTTTGGGTTCCCAATTGTGGCAATGGTTGGTCTTGGTTATTTTGTTTACTTTGTTTGGGTTATGATCACAAGGGTTATAAACCCAACCATTAAAGATATGCACATCACACTTATTAAACTAATAGATCAAATAAGAATGTTAGATAACGATATGATTAGATTACAACAAAAAGTGAACACAGTTTTACAAATAAAAGAAAACGAAAAGAAAAAGAAATGAAATGGCTACTTTATTATTTGATACTTTTTTTACTAGGTTTTACTGCGACAGCATCTGGAGATGAGATAGTTCAAAGTTTTAAAAGCCCTAGTTTTAGTGGCATTAGTACGTCTTCACATTATTTAACCATAGATGAGCAAGAAAAGTCTCGGCGAGATGAAATCGCTGAAGATATAGAGAACGCTTTAAAAGAAGCGGAGCGAGAAGCAGATAACACGACTCTTGCTAAATTTTTAAGAAATCTTGAAAGCAGAGTATACAGTCAGCTTTCAAGAGACATAGCAGAGTCTTTATTTGATTCTGATAAAGGTGGAACGGGGGGCAGTATCGTGTTGGAAGGCAGCACTATAAAGTTTGTTAATGACGGAACCAGTATAACGCTTACTGTTATTGATGAAGACGGGACAATAACTGAGATTATTATTCCCGTAGGGATATTTGGAATATGTTCAGACGACTGTGGAATTTAAGCCTACTGGCTTTATTGCCTTTTATCCTATCAGGATGTGCTAGTTTTGCCCCGGTGGGACACTCAGGATGTGCTGATATTCTTGAGTGTGTTGAAGAACCAGAGGTTGTTAGACCCACACAAAAAAAATTAATAGAGCTAAGACCACCTAATCAACAAGCTGTGGTCGCTGTTTATAATTTTATGGATTTAACTGGGCAACGTAAAAGTTCACAAAAAATGGCTTTATTCAGTACCGCAGTTACCCAAGGAGCTGACAACTATCTTATAGATGCCCTTAGAAGTGCAGGAAATGGCACATGGTTTGTTGTTGTAGAACGATCTGCACTAGATGCTTTAACCAGAGAACGACAGCTTATAAAGCAAACCAGACAGACCTATGATGGCGAGAATGGAAATACACTAAAGCCTTTATTGTTTGCTGGAATACTAATAGAGGGTGGAATTGTTCAATACGACACCAATATTGGTACTGGCGGGAATGGGGCTAGATACTTGGGTATAGGCTCTAGTAACCAATGGAGAAAAGATGAAATTACTGTTTCTTTAAGAGCTATTCTTGTTCAAACAGGAGAGGTAATGATAAATTGTATGACAAGCAAGACTGTGCTGAGTGCGGGCGTGAGCCGAGACGTGTTTCGTTTTGTTGAAATGGGCACTGAACTTGTAGAAGTTGAAACAGGCTACACAGAAAATGAAGCTATAGGTTACGCAACTAGATCAGCAATTGAAGAAGCAGTCTATACCTTAATTATGAAAGGATTAGAACAACAAATGTGGGATTTTAATTATGAAGAAACTAATTAGTTTTATAGCAATCTTTGCTGTTTCTGCAAGCTATGCTGGCAATAACGATATTTACATAACCCAATCAGGAACTGGGCTGACAATGAACGTAGATCAGATTGGTGATACCAACAAGGTGGGTACGTCACAAGCAAGGGCTACCTTTACGGGTACCTCAATGACCGTGGACATCGATCAAGTGGGCGATAGCAATACAATGGCAGCTTCAGTGGCTCAAGGTAATAGCACCTCATTCACAGCAACACACACTGGAGATAGTAATACAACTACCCTAGCTTTAGGAGCGACAGGCGATGTTGCCAATACAGATTTTGATTATGCTGCAACAGGTGATTCTAATGTTTTAACAATGACTCAAGGCGCAGCAGCCACAGCAACCGCAGGTAATCAGGATATAGTGGTCGCAGGTACTTCAAATAATATTAATGCAACTTGTGAAGTTGTAGGTTGTATAAACAATTGGAATGTTGATGGGGATTCAAATGATATTGATACTACACAAACGGGAAACTCAGATCATGCCATAACCGCGATTGTAACTGGTAGCACCAATAATATAGACATAGATCAGACCAATAGCACTGGCTCGGTATCTGATGTGGTAGTTATTACATCAACTACAAGCAATGGGACTATAGACATAGACCAATGCACAAGTGGCTGTTAATCGCTTTAATTTTTTCATTAAACTCTTATGCAGAGATAGGTGAAATATCGGAATTAAGAGGAAATGGAGAAGTTCTACGAAAAGATCAAGCAGATAAACTACTTGCCAAGACTGCTCTTGGTATTTTCAGCTATGATGATGTGCGCACTGGTAATGGTCGTATTGGCATTACATTTCTTGATTCTACTATTATTCGTCTTACTGAGCATAGCAAGATTATTATTGATGAGTATATCTATGATCCTGATCCAAGCAAAAGCAGAATGGCGCTCAAAATGGCAGGCGGAACAGCCAGATTTATTACTGGTGCGTTGGGAAAAATAGATAAAGAGAACATTTCCATTGAGACACCCAGTGCCTCGATTTTTATTAGGGGCACAGATTTTACAACCACAGTTGATGAACTAGGAAGAAGCCTAGTTATATTACTGCCTAGCCCTGACGGCAGTAGCTCTGGTGAAATTACAGTAGAAACATTAGCGGGCATTGAAGTATTAAACCAACCGTTTCAAGCCACCATGGTCAGTATGTCGGAAAGCCCGCCTACTAAACCAGTTACCTTGTCTAATATGACTTTGGGTTTTATAGATAATCTTTTAATAGTGACCCCTCCCGATGAGGTACAACAAGCGGTAGACGAACAATCACAAAGCTCAAGCAATGTACTCGATGCCGATTTCTTAGAAGAAAACGATTTAGATGATGACAGTGATTTATCTAAAGACGAGTTGCAAGAGGAGATCACCAGACTGGATATAGACTTATTGGCAGTAGACTTTTTGCAAGACCTGCTAGAAATGATTGAAACAGTCGCCGCAGGCGGTAAAGATGACGGCGATGCAGGAGAGTTAGATGGGGTAAAAATAGAAGGCATTATCCCCGGCTTTGACCCAAATGCTCAAGTTTATACTTTTGTAGAAGGTGAAATACTTACTTTATTTAGGCAGGTAGAAAACACAATTGATTTAGAATTAGATAAGTCAGGCGGATATAATATAGAAATTCTTTCTGCTGGAAAACAAATTAGCATTAGAACAAATGGGGGCGGTGAAAATGAGATTATTATTAATCAGTCTGATTAGCTTGAATCTCTACGCGGGTGATAACAATGTTGAGATAAGAACGAAAGGCAGTTCTTCGCTTATACATATTGACCAAATTGGCTCAGGAAATACGGCTAGGGTTTGGTGTGGTTTATCTGAAGGCACTTACACTACCCATAATTGTAGTAATGCAGAAATAGATATAGATCAAAATGGCACAGGGAACACTGCTAGAGCCTATAGCCAAGTGGCTAATCACACAGGTAACGAGTATAAAATAGATCAAGATGGTAACGATAACTTCGGATACATTGATGCTGACGATGATTCAAATGATATGGATATTATACAAAACGGCAACGATAATGATGCCGAAATCTATATGCAAGGGGACGATAATGTTTATAAGATCACCCAAACAGGCGATGATAAAGAAGGCGAGATAAGGGCTTTTGGTGACGATTCAGAGTTTACTATAACCCAATCAGGGACAGGCGAACACTATGCCAAGATTTATGCCAGTGGTTCAGCAGATAATAACGATGCGACCATAACTCAAACAGGTAGTGGAGATCACTATATGAAGCTAAACTTCTATACCGATGATTATAATGTGGATGCCACACAATCTGGTGCTACTAACAAAAGCATTACTGTTAATTATAATTGTTCCACAAACTGTAATAAAACTGTAACTATCAATCAAGGTGACTAGATTTTTCCAGTTGTTCGTTATTATTGTCTTATTGGGTGTACCTTTGGTACAGCAATGGACACCGCTTCAAATATTAAAACTCAAGACCTTTGATACGTTTGTTACAGAACAAAAGCCTTCTGGTTATTTTTCAATCCTTAATATTACTGAAGAAAATGTTGAGGTAGAAGGCGGTTATCCGTTTCCCAGAAAACGATTAGCTGAGATACAGGATGACCTTGTAGCACAAGGGGCATTAGGGGTCGGTTGGGTTATTAGCTTTCCGCAGAAGGATCGTCTTGGTGGCGATGTGGAGTTTGCCAAGAGTCTTGCGTCTGCGCCTAGTGTGGTCGCAACTTTTGAAAACGATAACGGCACTTATCCAATGACCACAGGTACAGTTATTTTGGGCAAGGATCATGGTGGGTTTAAGGCTAAAGGTGTGGTACAAAATATCCCCTTACTTCGTGAATCGGCTTACGAGGGCATAGCAGTAGCTCCCACAGAAGTTGACCAATTAGTTAGGCGTATGCCATTATTACTAAGAACCCCTGACGGATGGGTTTCTGCCTACGGCACAGAGGTTCTAAAAGTTTTAACTGGTGCGGACACCTACCTAATAAAAACTTCAGAAGCAGGTATACAAGAGATTAGAGTTAAGGGATTGCCGCCAGTTAAGACCGATACCTTGGGCAGAAAATGGATCAGTTGGGTCAACACACCTGAATTTTCTCTAACAGAGATTAAAAGCACAGAGCTTATTAAAAATCGTTTTGTGTTTGTCGGTGTCACAGCAAAAGGGGTTATGCCTCAAATAGCAACGCCTGCGGGTCTTTTAGAACCACACAAAATACAAACAGCGTTGTCTGAAAGCATTTTAATAGAAGACAGCCCATTAATTCCTGATTATGCTTTGCTCGCTGAGTTAGGTATATATCTATCGACAACGGTTCTGGTTTGGTTTTTTCTAAACTTCTTTGGTGTCACATGGGGTTTGGTATTCTTTTTGCTTACAAACGCTCTAATCGCATATTTGGGCGTTTATTTTATCCAGTCTAATTTATTAATCGATGTTACTTGGTCGTTAATAGCTGGTTTTATTACAGGGTCTATTGCGTTTTACTTGAATTTTAGAGAGCAGTACAAGCTCAGACAGCAGATTAAAAAGCAATTTGAACATTATCTTGATCCTAGACAAGTTAAAAAATTACAAGATAACCCAGAGCTGCTTAAATTAGGTGGCGAAAAAAGATACGCAACCTATTTGTTTACCGATGTTAGAGGGTTTACCTCTATGTCTGAGTCGTTACCGCCAGAAGATGTCACCTACATTATGAATAGAGCTTTGACAGCACAACAAGAATCGGTACAAAAATACGAAGGTATGGTTGATAAATACATAGGCGATGCAATGATGGCAATATTTAATGCGCCTTTAGACCAGCCTGCCCATGAAAACTTAGCAATTGACTGTGCATTAGACATTATGAAAAACATGGAAGAGCTAAACAAAGAGCTTAAAGGTAAAGACTTACCACCAGTAGCCATAGGTATTGGCATTAATTCAGGTGAGGCAGTAATTGGTAATATGGGTAGTGATAGTCGGTTTGACTATACAGCTATTGGCGATGCGGTAAACACGGCAGCACGACTTGAATCGGCAACTAAAGAGGTGGGTGTTGATCTTCTTATAGGAGAAAGCACTGCTCAATTTACAAAATTTAAGTTAAACTTAATATCAACAATTAAAGTTAAAGGCAAGGCTGATGCCTTGGACGTATATACAGTATAGGTGAATTATGAGTGATGAGCATTATCCAACCGGCAGATTTGGCGGCGACATGGATCGCAATGAAGTCGAAATGGACCTTAGTAAGTTCATGGCGATGGTGCAAGAAATTGGTGCACTTAAAGACAAGATCAGGGACTTAGAAGATGTTAATAACAACAACCCTTATCAAAAGATTATCTTTGTGGCTCAAGCTGTTGATAGCTGGAGAATCTTTCCTAGAGCCTTTTTGTCTATTTATATGTACTTGCTCTATTACACAACCTTTTGGTTTATGGATTTACCAGAACCTAGTTTTGAACAATCGGGTTTAATATCTATTGTTGTTGGTGCAGGTGCAGCATGGTTTGGATTATATGCAGGAACATCAGGAAGCTCAAAGAGCTTTAAGGGTGAAAAAGAATAAACGGAGAATAATATGGCTATTGGTTTAAGTAATTGGTTTAAGAAAACTTTTCTTGGTTATGAAGAGAAAAGGGTTCGTTCCAGAGATGAAGATGGCAAATATGTGGGTGATGATAAATCAACGCCTAATATTAATGAAGCCTACACAACTGTAAACGTCAAAATAAAAAAAGATAAATGAAGCTGGCTCTAGTTTTAGGGGGACTTTTATTTGTCTCCGTTTCTATTAATGCGATTGTGTTCACTAAATTGGACAAAGCAAAAATAGAACTACAAACCGCTATCAGTAATCAAGCGGTACTTGAAAGAACTATTCAAGAGCAAAACGAACAGATTGTAAAAGCGCTTGAATCGGCTAAAAAAACTCAAGCTCAAATTCAAAACTTGAACTCCCAGTATTCTGCAAGCCAAGCGCAAGTTACTAATTTAAGAAATAAGTTTGCTAAACACAATCTTGAAGGTATGGCGCTCGCTAAACCAACCTTGTTACAAGGCAAAGTTAATAAGGCTTCGGCGAGAGTAATTGCAAATCTAACCACAATAACCAATCCAGACCAATTCAATGAAAAAGCTGCTGATAATACCATTACTACTAATTAACGGGTGTGGCACATATTCGCTTTTAGGTGAGTTGGCAGACAGACAACCACAAGTTAAGCCTGTGGAAGTGGTCAGTGTGGCAAAAAGAACACCAATCTACCATCCACCGCTGCCAGAACCCATTGAATCGGCTGCGATTGAGTGGCGAATACTCTCTCCTGATGTGATGCAGGAATATTTAATCGCAATTGAGGCTGGAGAAGAACCAAGAGTCGCGTATTATGGATTAACTTCTCAAGGTTATGAGAATTTATCGATGACAATGGGCGAAGTTACCCGATACATAGAACAAATATTACACATTGTAGGATATTACAAAGATATTGACGAAGAAGAAGAGGAATAAATGCCGTTATTAAAATATCAATTTAAGCCGGGAATAGACAAAGAGGGAACATCCTACACTAATGAATTTGGTTGGTATAACTCTGATAAAATTCGTTTTCGTTCTGGGCATCCAGAAAAAATAGGAGGTTGGGCTAAATATTCAATCAACACTTTTTTAGGAACAGCACGATCTTTATACAATTATTCTGCTGCTACTGGTACAAACTATATAGGTATAGGAACCCATCTTAAATTTTATATTGCTGATGGAAACACTTATAACGACATAACGCCAATTAGAGCCACAACTTCGGCGGGCGATGTTACTTTTTCAGCGTCTAATGGAGACGCTACGATTACTGTAGCAGATACTGCGCATGGAGCAGTTAAAAATGATTTTGTTACCTTTAGTGGTGCTGCCACTTTGGGTGGTTTAATTACTGCAACTGTTCTTAATCAAGAATATCAGATTGCTACTATTGTTAATGCTAATAGTTACACTATTGAAGCTAAAGACACTGATGGCGACACAGTTACAGCTAATAGTAGTGACTCTGGAAACGGTGGTAGTAGTGTTGTTGGAGCTTATCAAATTAATGTTGGGCTAGATGAATATGTTTCTAGTACAGGCTGGGGGGCGAGTGCGTGGGGCGATGGTACTTTTGGTTCTGCTGCATCTTTAGATGATACCAATCAATTAAGGCTTTATAGCCAAGATAATTTTGGTGATGATTTAGTTTTTAACCCCAGAGCTGGTGGTATTTATTATTGGGATCAAAGTTCAGGAACTAGCACAAGAGCAGTTAATTTTTCTTCTTTAGGTAGCGCATCTAATGTGCCAACAAAATCATTGCAAATAATGGTGTCTGATGTTGATCGTCATATTATTTGTTTTGGCTCTAATCCTATAGGATCATCAACGCTTGATCCTTTATTGGTTAGATGGTCGGATCAAGAGTCTGCTGTTGATTGGACACCAAGCTCTACTAATTCAGCAGGCGGTGTAAAAATAAGTAGTGGTAGTAAAATTGTAGGCGCATTAAGAACCCGACAGGAAATTCTTATATGGACTGATTCTGCTTTACATTCAATGAGATTTGTAGGCGCACCTTTTATTTTCTCATTTAATGAGCTGAAAGCAGGGGTTTCTATGATGTCGCCCAATTCGGCAGTGAATGCTAATGGCATGGTTTATTTTATGGATCGTGGTGGTTTCTTTACTTATTCAGGTCAAGTCAGTCCATTGCCTTGTTCGGTAAGAGATTATATTTATAGTGATATAAATATAGGTCAAGCCTATAAAGTGTTTGGTACTGCAAATATCGATTTTAATGAGGTCATGTGGTTTTATCCTTCGTCCGGCTCTGATGAAATAGATCGTTATGTTTTATATAACTATATTGAGGGTGTCTGGTCTGTTGGAACAATGGTTAGAACGGCTTGGATTGAAGCTCATTTAGAGAATAATCCAATTGCTGCTGGTAAAACAGGAACAGGCTCAAATTATTTATACAACCAAGAGTTTGGGCATGATGACGATGACAGTGCGATGACTGCTTATATTGAAACCGCAGACTTTGATATACAAGATGGCAATAATTTTATGCTGGTTTCAAAAGTAATTCCAGATATACAGTTTAGAGATGCTGACAGTGAAAATGAATTAGATATTTCTATTAAAGGTAGAAATTATCCAAGCGATAGTTTGTCTACTTTATCAACATCTTCTTTAACAAACTCAACACAACAAGCCTTTGTTCGATGTCGATCCAGACAAGCTGTTTTAAGATTTGAAAGCAGTGGGTCAGGATATGGATGGAGATTGGGATATTTTAGGCTTGATACAAGATTAGATGGGAGACAATAATGGCTGAGAAAAGTGCAATACCCTTACCTGTGGCTCCTCCAGAATATTCAAATATTGACCAGTCAATATTAAGATCAACCATTGAAGGAACCATTGTTGATATTAATTCTGACATTGGCGGAGCTAATCAAATGAAGAACAAAATATCTTCTCTTTCTGTAAGGAGACATCAGTTCTTATTAATGGGAGCATCTGGTGGCTGATACCTTAAAGGTTTTAGGGCAGTTAGACCCATCAGCGACAACAACAACGACCTTATATACTGTTCCTGATAAAACCATGACTACAATTAGTTCTGTGGTAGCCGCTAACAGAACAGGCTCTGCTATAACATTTAGACTCAGTGTTCATGTGGGCGGAGCAGGTGCTGATGATAAACAGTATTTGTATTATGACAAATCAGTAGCGGCAAATGATTCATTAACAATAGTAATAGGCATCACTTTGAATCAAGATGATGTTTTAAAAGTTTATACAAGCGCAGTAGATATGAGTTTTAACTTATTTGGCTGTGAAACAAGCAACGATTAGGAGAAAGTTTTGGCAAGAAGAAAGTATTTAGGTAGAGCAAATGAAGAATTAGATGCTATGTTTGCGGAGCTTGAGTCTATTGACAGGAGCACAAAAACAGGTAGAAGAAAACACCGTGCTTTATCTAATAAAATAAGACGTAAAAGGGAAGATAGAATTTTATCTGGAATTAGAGGTTTGTTTGGTTCTAGGAAATATCCTGTTCCAGCAACCGCTTCAGGCGCTGCATCAACAATGGGTTTTCCGGGTGTTCCTGAAAGCCCTATTGGGATCGGAACTATGGCAGAAGCGCCACCTGTTCCTGATATTCCAATAGAAGAAATTACTGTTGATGCTAAAAGAAGGAGGAGAAGCGAACCAAATATAGAGCTTGCCGAACTTCCTGTTACTCAGAGTAGAGCGCCATCATTAAGAGCACAGGTTCCATTTGGAATTTATACTGGCGAATTGGCAGAACAATTTGGGAATGAAACAGAACCACAAAAAAGCATGATATCTAAATTAGGTAGAAATCAACTTAGAAGCCTTGAAAGAAGAAAGAAAAGAGTAGCTCAATATCCAGATGCCTATCCGCCTGATTATGCAACTCCTGAAGGAATGTTTAAGTACGCAGAAGGTAAAACCATAGAAGGAAACAGAATGATAGGCGAAGGCGGAACTCTATTTGATCCAACTGATCCTACAGATTTAGCTTTACTGGGATTGGGAATGGCACCTATACCCGGTGCAAGAATAGCTGCTGGCGCTGGCAAACTTAGGAAATTAGCAAAACTAAAAGATTTTCGTAAGTCTAATTTTATAAGAGATAATCAGACAAGAGATATAGTGCATAAATTAGCAAACCTAAAATCTGGTATGAATCCTAAAAATATGAAATTTGATCCAGTATTTACTGGTGCTGACGCTCCTCTTACATGGGCACAATTAGGAGCGAGAGCAAAAACAAAAAGCGGTGTAACAGCACTACAGCCAACAAGAGAAGCATTAGAAGAAATGGCAGAGAAGCAATTATTTGAAGGGGTTAAAAAAGGAGGTCTTGGAATTACTGCTCTTGCTGGATATATGGCAAACAGAGATACTTCTAAAGACGAAAAAGAGATAAAAGAATTAACAGAAGAAGAAATGGATAAAATGGAAAGAATATTATCTGAAATTGAAAAAGAAAAAGCATTTTATGGAGAAGATGTTGATGCTTGGAGTCCTGAAAATATGAACAGTAATTATGCAGGCGGTGGACAACTAATGGGTCATGCACAACAGCTTGCCAATGCAGGTCGTGGTGAAGATACCATGTTAATGCACGTTACTCCTAGCGAGGTTCAAGGCATTGCATCATTAGCTCCCGGCATGATGACCACTAATCCACAAACAGGATTGCCTGAAGCTGGAATTTTTAAAGATATACTTGGTTTTGCTTTACCATTTTTAGGCACAATGGTTGGTATTCCACCGTGGTTGAGTGGCGCAGTCGGCGCAAAACTTAGAGGTGGCGACTTTAAAGATATGGTACTTGGTGCAGGAACTGGTGCTTTGATGGGTAAACTTGGTGGCAAGTTATCTGAAGTACCTGATATTGGTGCAGTTAATCTTGCTAATGAGGCTGCAACTACAGCCCTATCTAGTCCAGAAACTTTTTCGCAAGCAATGCAAGGAATTGGAGAAGAGGGATTTAAAAATATTGCTGCTAAAGCTGCAATTGATCCTAATTTGTTACAAACAGCAGTAAGCGGAGGAGCTGACCCTCTTTCTTATTTATCTACAGTAGCTAAACCAGCACAGATTTCTTCTTTTGCATCAGGATTATCAGATGTTGCTCAAACAAATCTTCCTAATACTTTTGGTCAAAATATTAAAAACATAGGCGCTGGACTTCCAGCAGTAACAGATGCGCTAATGAGTCCTGAAGGTATGCTTACAATAGCAGGAACAGGATTAGGCGCTACTCGCGATGCAACCAGAAGATGGGATCAAAGCATATTAGACAGAGAAGAACAAAGAAAAAAAGAAGAAGAAGAGCTTTATCGTATGTACCCTGAAAATATACCTTATAGGGGTGGTGGATCACTTTACAAGAATCGTTATATTAATGGGAACTGGAGTTAATTATGGCAGCACGACCTAAAACAACAGGTGTTAAAACTCCTACTCCGAGAGTAACAAGAAGACCTGATAGAGAGTGGATAGAGGAACAACCACGCTTTGAAGGAGATAACCCTCGTTTTAATATACCTGCTCCCGGCACATATATGCCTCCACAATTTGTTGCTGATCCAGAAACTATTGGTCAACCAGAATTGTTCGGAACAGATTTACCTCCAATTACCCCGCCCCCGCCACCTATGATTCAACCACCTAGTGTCGGTACACTACCAACTTTTGATCCAAATTTAGGACAACCTCCTCCAGAGTCCTTTGGTATAGGCAATACTTTGATGCCGCCAGACCCATATGCCTCTCCATATTTTAATGATCCTTATTCTTATCTTCCTGATGAGCCTCAGCCTTATTCATATATTCCTGAATCAGATGTTAGAACTGCGGGAAGTGGCGCTGGAATAGGAAGCGTTACCAACAATCCTTTTAATCCAAATTATGGGAGAACTGGCGGACCTAATAGAAGTGGTGGTAATAATCCAATATACAACAACCCAATGAACAATATGGGAAATCAAAATATAGTACCGACAGCAGCAAGAACTCCTGTTGCTCCACCACCCGGTTACAGACCGGGCATTGATCCTGAATGGAATTATTTTCCTAATTCAAATCCGCCTGCAACAACAATGGGTCAATATCCTTATGGCATTACAACTCCTGCTAACTTACCAAATTTTGGTAATGCTTTAGCTGGGGTTGAAAATTTAGATTTTTCTAATTTTGATTTATCCAATTTAGATTTATCAGGCTTAGGTTTTTCTCAACCCTCAACCCCTTCTGTGCAACAACCGGAAATGCCTCAGATAGCACAGCCAACAATGCCAGAAATAGACTATGATCTTCTGGCTAGCAAGATTAATCTTCCCAGTCAACCTGCTTTTGAAATGCCAGATTATAGTGATTTAAGCGAAAGATTGGCAGGGATAGAAACTGGTTTAGGTGGATTACAAAATAGATTCCAGAATTTTCAGGCTCCTGAATTTAAAGCTCCAGAAATTAATTACGATCTTTTGGCAGGTAAAATTAATATGCCAGATTACACACAACAATTTGAAAACCTACAAACTGGTCTAGGCGGTCTAGGACAACAGATAGGAAATATGCCGTCATTCCAGATGCCAGATTACTCTCAGCAATTCGAGAGCTTACAAGGAAGTCTTGGTGGATTAGGAGAACAAATAGGTGGATTACAGACTCCTAGTTTTGAGATGCCTGATTATAATCAGCAATTCGAGAATTTACAGCAACAGATAGGAGGCATGGGTTATGGCGGACCTAGTTTGGAAGACATACAGGGAATAATGCCTAGTTATCAAACGCCTGATTATTCTTCGCAATTTGAAAATCTACAACAACAGATAGGTGGTCTTGGTTATGGTGGTCCAAGTTTAGAGGACATTCAAGGAATAATGCCATCGTATCAAGCTCCTGATCTTAGTAACTATATGACTGGGGAAGCATTGGAATCAGCGATTCAAAATGATCCTCGCTTGCGTGGACCACAGGGACTACAGGGACTACAGGGACTCCAAGGAATGCAAGGTCTCCAAGGTCTCCAAGGAATGCAAGGACTAGCTGGAGCTATAGGGGCACAAGGAATGCAAGGCTTAACAGGTGCCGCAGGTGCTCAAGGACTCCAAGGCATTCAAGGAGAGCAAGGCTTAACAGGTGCTATGGGAGCCACAGGACTAACAGGAGCTGCCGGCGCACAAGGTTTACAAGGGCTTCAAGGATTACAAGGACTCCAAGGGCTTCAAGGACTAACTGGAGCGACAGGTGCTATGGGAGCTATGGGAGCTACCGGAGCACAAGGGCTTCAAGGAATGCAGGGTTTACAAGGAGATATAGGTTTAACAGGGGCGGCTGGAGAGTCTATTGATCCTTCAGAGCTTGAAGCATTAATTGCTGCAAGCCAACAGTCTTATGATCCTTACAATCCAATGCTTGGTCCAAGCGATAGACCTCTAGGCTTTGCAAAGGGCGGATTGATTCGATATCAAGAAGGAGAAGGAATTGCTGGGTTAGGAGATGATGCTGAGATGACAGAAGGCAATCAACAATTGATAGAAGCTACCATAATGACTATTCAAGGGATGGCTCCAGATCAAGCAACAGCCGATGCCATTATTAATCAGTTTATTGGATTATATGGACAAGAAGCATTTATGGCTTTAAGAGAACAGGTATTAAATCCTGATGGTGGAGCACAAACTCAAGGAATGATAGAAGGATTTGGCGGTGGTATGGATGACTTTGTTCAAGGGGTTGCTGGCAATCAAGATAGAATAGCCGCATCACCCGGTGAATATATAGTGCCAGCCGATGTTGTCTCTCAATTAGGGGATGGCAATTCTACTGAAGGCTCAAGAAAGTTGGATGGAATGCTAGAGAGAACTCGGATGGCGAAGACAGGCACAATAGAACAAGCGCCACCTATAGATAGTAGAAGAGTATTGCCCGCATGAACGAGCCTGCTTTAAAATATGAGTTAGAGTGGTCAATGGTACACCCAGAAATATTAGACAATTGTTGGGATGAGTGTGCAAAACTATTAAGAAGATCAGTTAAAAGAAGCGGTGGTCGGGTTACTATTGATGATGTTTATAGAGATGTTGACTCTGGTAGATGTCAAATCTGGATAGTTTATGATACATCTACTCTTAAAATTATAGGTTGTATTGTTACTTTTTTAAAAGAATATCCTACAGATTTAAGAATGTTGCATATAGACCATATATCAGGCAGTGATATGAACAGATGGATGGATGATGGATTAGAAATGTTAATTAATTTTTGCAAAAAAAATGGTTACGATGGCATAGAAGGAATTGGCAGAAAGGGTTTTTGGAATTGGATTAAAAATATAGGGTGGAAAAAACACGCCACCTTTTTTGAAGTTAGAATACAGGAGTAATAAATGGGCGGAAGTAGCGGTGGCTCTCAACCACAACCAGTGGATCAAACAATAACACAAACAC